TCCTTCGCGGTTTACCCCCGACTTCAACTGAAGTTTCTTGAGTGGCATGTTTACCCCAGCAGTGCCGACTCGGCGGCTCTACGCTTGACCAGACCGGGCAGTACACGCCCGCCACCGCGCACCCACAGGGCCAACTGCTCCTTGGCACCTTCCCAGTCAAGCGCCCGAAGTTTGCGCCGCAGGGTGGAGGTCTGTAGTCTACCTAAACCCGTGTTAAACGCAAAATCCAAAATTGCAGCAATCCGCCTGGGGGACTCTGATGCCATTTCTGGGCAAAGACGCAAAACTCCTGGCAAAAAAACACGCCGCAGTTGAAATTGCAACAATTCTTTTGCACGACTGTTTGTAATTGCAGGGTCCGACATTGACACAGCAACGCCGTTTTCATAAAACGTTGCGCCCACACCAATCGTAGCTTTACCGGCAGGGCACATATATGGTCTAAGGTACACACCTTCAAAAATTATGCAAAGCTGTGTTGCAATTTCGATTGCTTCTGACCAAGAAGAATTTTGTTTAGCCATTCAAGCCTCTGCTGTTCTGACCAATTTTGGTAAGCATGTCGATTGCGCTGCATCATGTCATTTATATTATCTGCTTGCGTACCCAGCCTTAAATGTGATGGGTTCACACAAATTCGATTGTCGCAAGAGTGAAGAACAAACATGCCTTCTGGATCAACCCCAACTAGTTCTAAAGCCAATCGATGTGCGGTCACTGTTTTGCCGGCTACCCGTAATACACCATAACCGTTACGAGCCAAAGTTCCAGTCCAGCGCCAACAGTTGTCTGTTTTTTCAACATATGACTCCCAACGACACCGCAGAGAACAATGGTTCTGTCGATTGGCATCGGGCCTTGCCCGTTCAAATAAACCTTTACATGTAAAGCATTGGTATTTTGCGCGCATTACAGTCCCCGCTGCTTCAAGGTGCGGTCAAGGAACCAGAAATTGATCGTCCCCGCTACCAGCGCCGCAAAGTCAGGCGACATAGCGGTCTTGAACACTTCCACTGGCGGCATGCCCTGCAGCCATGCGTTCCACGCAAACCAGATGTGAACGAACGACCAGATGAACAAGATCCAGTAGGTCACGACTGGACGGACTGAAGCGCTGAGGGATGCCACCCAGCCGCCTGCGGCCTTGACCATCTCGGTCTGCTGGTCCAGCGCGGACTTGAACGCATCCAGCACGCCAACATCCACGGCCATCCCATGCTGAGCGCCGATCTCCTGCAACTTCTGCGCCCCGCGCATCTGCTCCAGTTGGCACTGCTGCTCAAACATTTTGAGTTCGTGCAGGCGCTCGTTCTTGCGATCCAAGAACTTCAGGACTTCTGGTGCAAGCCGGAACAACCCGCCAAAGATGGAACCAAGAAGGCCCCCGCCAAGGATGTCAAGCATCACTCACTCCTTACGGCGCATCAGGCCACTGAACTTCCCAAGGGAACCCGGCTTGTGCAGTGATGTCTCGCAGCTCCTGTCGGTACGCCGCCCATGCGGCTTTGTCCACCGGGGCGTCGGCCACTTGCGTCCAGTCTGTGTCCTTGAGTTTCTGGTTGCGGGTTTCACGTACAGACTTGGCCTGCTCGGCGTCTTTCTGAGCCTTGTACGCCGCTTCTTGCTCGGCAGCGGTGGCATCTTCGGTGTCTGTGAAGACAGGGCCAAGGATGTGCTTGGTGTACCACTTGCCGTCGATCTGCTCAACACCAGAAGGCATAGAGAACTGATAGACCGTACCGCCTGATGCCTGCGGGCCTTCAAACACCGGGTCAGCACCGAGAGCCTCCAGCACCTCGTCTGTGGTGCGGTCCCAAGTCGGGCCACCGTTGGCCTTCTGGTAAGCGCGAAACTCGCCCTCCAGCATCACTGCGCCTGTGGCGCGGAGTCTGATTTGCATGATGTACCTCAGGCTATTGCCAAGAAGATGAACGTCCCGCCGTTGGCGTTGATCGCTGCTGGTGCTGTGCTGCTGATCTCAAACCCGGAACTGAACGTGTCAATGTAGTCTGTGCCGGTGACTTCCGCCGCAGTGCTGTTCAGCAAAAGGTATGGGTCGTTACCCGCCACGATGCCGCGTGCGCTGTCCCATACGTACCAGTCACCCGTTGAGTCCGTGCGCTTGATGAGGACGAACCGGCTACCACCAGTGAAGCCGCAGTTGACTTGCAGCGTGGTGCCTGTGCCGGTGTAGCTGCCGACCTTGCTGACGCCTGCGACGGTGGCGAAGAGGTAGGCGACGAATGTTGCCGCTGAAAAATTCACTTCACCCACATTACCAACCGAGAAAACAGATGCAGTGGGTTCAGCATTTAGGTTACTACCGCTACCATAACTAGAAGACGATCCGGAACCTGTGGATTCTAGTAATGCTTGATTATAGGTTGTTGCCCCCATGGAATACGTTACTCTCCACCCGGTAACACTACGGCTACGTACCTTTATTATGATAAGTTCAGGCTTAACAGTAAGATTGTGGTTTATCGTCTGAGTCGAACCATTCCCCGTATAGCACACCACATCAAAGAAGCCGGGGGCGCGGCGGAACTGCTCCAGCACATAGGTTGTGGTAGCGTTTACTGTTCCTTCATTATCCGTTCCAACGCGAACGCCCTGCTGTGTGTCAAACCCAGTTACGGTCGTTGCATCATTTCCTTCTGCATTGGTGTTTGAAGAAAGAATGTACCTGCCAGCACCCCTTAATCTGTCATACCAAGTTGATCCAGTTAAGGTTGTGCCAGATCGGTTTATAAATAATGAAAGATCGTTTACAGGCAAACTGCCAAGAGTCGCTGCCGCTGCCGTTCCGGTATATGCCACAGGCTCAAACACACTCGTCCCCGTCGTCGGAGTCCTCATCGGGCCACGGCGGATGGCGATGTAGATGTAGGTTTGCGAAGAGCTATTCACTTCACCATCAGTTGACTTTATTTGAAAGCCTGTCGAAGTAGCCCACAAATAAGTCCCGCCAGGGTTTGATGTGGATTCTGCCGCAGAAGTATTTGGCCTTAGAAGTGCGCTTCCGTCTGAATTAACGGTAGCCATGCTTCTCATATTGTCAATAATGTACCAATCTGTACCGGCAGCACTTGTTCTTTTTACTAAAACCCATTGAGGCTCATACCCAAGCGTAATAACAGGCCCTGTCGCGCTTCCATTCCCTGTGTAACTCCCACACGAAATCACATTGTCCGTGCCAGACGCGCCGAAGCCGCCTGCATCGTGGGCGAAGAGGTAGGCGACGTAGACGCTGCCAGCATCATTAGTATTGCCCGTATTAACTTCGGCAACACCAAACGTGGTTGATGTCATTCCTGCGGGATACCAATTGTTAAAGTCAGTTTCGGCAGAAGTTGAATTTAATTGAAGATTTCCATTGGCAGAACGATGCCACACATTCCAATTTCCTGTGTTACTGGTGCGTTTTACAATTACGCATCCGGGCGTTGACCCAAGACTGTGGGCAATTGTTCTACTGGTATTCCCATCCCCCGTATACGTCACCACATCAAAGAACTTGGGCGTAGCAACAAACTGCCAATCAACGTAAGTAGCACCGCTGTTGTTGTACGTTGTGTTTGTGCCGATGGTGTAGCCGGTAGAGCTAAACGCAGTCAACCCTTGGCTGTCGGTCGTTTCGGCTGCCGTGCTATTGCTAACCAGCGCCTTGGTTGCGCCGCGAACTGTGTCAGTCAATTTGTGGTCTGTAGCCGCAGAACGAGACTTTGTCCACACCAGCGACTTGTTGATGCTTGCGTTCAGTCCAGTTGTTACCGTTGCAGATGCGCCCGTGCCGGTTCGGAGCCAAGTTTGGAAATAGTCTTCAATGTACTTAGCTGCAACCGCAGGTCCGCCACCAAAAGCATCGTATGTAGCTGCGCCACTTGTTTCTTGTAACGGCATTTTTACTCCTTATACTTGCAGTTGTCTAAATGCCATCTTGCCAAGTTGCCGCCACTCGCCATAATGCCGCAGTGCGGGCACTGTTCTTTTCTCTTTGGTTTGCGCATGTTAATAGTCGTGCTTTTCTTTACGCCGGTCGTACCAGCAATAATGGCTTGTCTGCGCTGCTCAGTACATGGGTTGCTTTTGCCTTTAAGCGAGTCACTAATTTTTTGTTTTTGCTCGTCAGTCCAATCATGCTTAGTTTTAGCAATTGTTTCCGGGCTGGCGACATAACCAGACCGACCATCACCGCCATCAGTAAGATTTGTCAGTTCAATGCCAAAGTCACGCATTTCAGCAATTAAAAAACATTCAAGTTCTTTAGCTTGCTCATGACTTACGTTTTCTTCAACTTTACGCACAATAATATCTAAGCCGAGACTTTGAATCTTACGAATCTTGTTTAGTTTATATGTTGATGCAGTTGAGGTTTTAGCCTCCCAAGCATGAAAATGGCAACGTCTTCCCACGCCTTTACCTACGTAAAAAGGCACCCCATTTCTGGGGTCAGTCAGCATGTAAACGTATGCGGAGTTCATTACGCCTTAAACTGGTTGACAGAGGCCAGCACGGTGAACGTGGCGCTGCCCGTTTTGATGATAACGTAGCGGTAGCTGTCAATGCCTGACGCATTGCCCGCTGTAGGCGCTCCGCCGATCCACCGGGTGGTCACGCCTGAAGTGGTGCCGTCCACCTGCACCACGTTGTTGTAGTACGCCGTAGCACCTTGAGTGACAAGGAACGCCACCGTCACGCTCTGCCCCGTGCTCATCGCCGTGTTCAGGCTGGTGCCGCTGCTGGCGCGGAAGTTCACCGTCCAGTTGGCCGAGGCGTTGGAGGTGTAGTACAGCACCGACTGCGTGGTGATGTCGTAGTTGATCGTGCCTGTGGCCGCTGTGGCGGAGATGGTGGCGACTTCGGCTGCG